CTCTATTTTTTTTTTTGAGGGGGGAGTGCTAGCATTTTGCATAGGACATTTCCTATCCCCCCTCAATTTGATTTATTTATTTATCAAAATCAAACTCCATTTGTTTTTTATTTCTTTCAAAACTTTCATCAAGTTTTCGATTGCTTTCTGTACTTGGTAATTGCAAAAAGAATTTAAAAGTAAATAAAGCTATTACTGATAAACCAATCCACAAATCAAAGTATATTGCTAACACTACACCCAAAAAGATCATTACAAAGTTAAGTGCAAAATAAACTGCTCTAATCATTATTTCGCTCCACTTGGTAAAGCTAATAAAGAATTAGGTAAATCTAATTGAATGTTAGCGGTTTTCATTTCTTTAGATAACTCATTTAAAGTCGGTTGAATATGACTGCCTGTATAAAGTATATTCAAACACTTTTTACGTTTTTGATCTAAAGCATGATACAACTTATGCTTCGCTGTAAAATGACGTTTTGCTTCTTCATAACAAGCTTTTTTAATTCGCTTTGTTATGTATTCAACAGGATCGTTGTCATCTTTAATATCAATAGAGATGTTATTCATATCCCATTTACGTCTTTTTTTACTATTGTTATAAATCTCTGAAATTTCATCAGCGATTTTTTGAGCTTTATAACGTAAATCATTTTCCATAGATTGTTTCTTATCTTGGAAATCTCTCAACGCATTTACGCTTTTATCCAACTCTTTTATTTTAAGATTAAGTTTAAGTTCCTTGGCAAAATCTTTACCAACTTCTTCAACTTTCTCTTGCGCTTGTACTTCGATTTCTTCTTCTGCTCTATTAAAAGCAATTCCGAATTCATCTCGTACAAACTCACTCCACCTATCAACGTGGTCTTTTCTTAATGGTTGCATAATGTATTCCTTTCTGTTTTTAGTTATTATTACAACTGATTTGTTTATAGGTTATTATAGGATAATTGTCAAGCCCTAAAAAGAAAAAAATTTTTATTTTTTTATATGGGTGGGACCCGCCCACATGCTCTTCTCTACTTTAGAATGATTCTAAATTAGGTGCGACAATATTGTCCTTGTTATTATAGGATATTCTGTTAAGTTGATTTTATGTTTTTTATTCTAGTTTGGTGAAATAAAAAATATAGATCCAGGGGGTACCCAAATCATCACCCTGGATCGAGTGTTCGATTGTGGGGTTGTACTACACTTAAAATTGGGAAACCCTCAAAGATCAGATCCAGGATCACACCGCTACTTTACGTTGGCCGTCTTTCCTGGGTGCTGATCCCAGGTCGGTGAGATTGTTATACCATGGTCGCGCAAGTGTCTTTTTCCACCGACCTGGGATCAGTAGCGGGAAGTGAATCGCTGGTATTTCATCGCGTTGAAATATCTCGAACGGCGATAGGGCACCGACTACTGATCAAGAGTTCGATTTGTGAGGGTGTACGGCTCTATAAATTGTGACCCCAAAAATATCTTGTGGCCCTGGCTGATATATTCAGAAATGGGCCACAAGCAAAAAAAATATGGGTGGGTCCCGCCCACAAGCACTAATCACAGGCAACAAGTCACGGGGTGGGTCCCGCCCACACGCTCTTCTCTAAAAATAAAAAATTTTAACTGTTGACAATATCCTACAATAACCTATATTAGACTCATGAAAGATAAAAATTTAAACACGGCCCAGGCCTGGTTATTAGTCGGAGGCTTGAGCAAGCCCGGCAAGATGCCCGGATGGTCCATTGGTATACCCGCCAAAGAATGCAACACCGGCGGCAAGTTACAAAATAAGAAGGGCACCGTTTGCTTCGACTGTTATGCGCTTAAAGGTTGTTATGTTTTTAAAGTTGTACAAGATGCACAGTATAGAAGGCTGGCAGCTATTAAGCACCCGCGATGGGTCGAGGCCATGGCACTATTGATCAATTCAAAAAAGCCGGATGTCTTCAGATGGCACGATTCAGGAGACGTCCAGGACCTGGAACACCTCCAAAAAATTTTCGCCGTTTGTAGGTTGACGCCGTCCCGTATGCATTGGATGCCAACCAAAGAGGCATGGGTGAAAAAATATTTAAAACATAAGCCTGACAATTTAACAATTAGATTGTCTTCACCAATGGTGAACCAGGGACCAATTAAAAGCTGGCCCAATACTTCAACCGTGGTTACAAAGAAGGCCACGTGTCCAGCACCGCAGCAGGGCGGGCAATGTCTCGACTGTAGAAAATGCTGGAACCCAAAAATTAAAAACATTAGTTATGGCCAGCATTAGATCCAAGCATAACAATCTATTTAATTATTTTGTTTACGATCACAGGCTTCTATCTAAAGCCTACGTCAACAAGTGTAAAAAATTCCTGGGCAGGAATAGCAAGAGGGCTGGTAGTATTCCACCAGCCCTCAAGCAGAAATAAAAAAATTGGGTGGGTCCCGCCCACAAGCACGCATCACAGTCCGCAAGCGACGTCCACAGGCCACAGGCCACAAGCCAACAGGTCAAGGTTCAAGTTTCACGTGAAACATTTTTTCCTCCCCGGGCGGGTCCCGCCCACAAGCTCTCCTCTCGAGCCGCGACACTTTGTCCGTTGACTTTAGTCCTATAATATGTAGGACGCTAAACGTTTTGTAGAAATTTAAAGCTTGACTCCATACCCGTGGCACACGGATCTGCCTTCCCCTTAATTAAATCTTCTATATACCTTCCCTCATAAAGTTTTATGTCTCTCTGACAGAGGCCCTTGGCCATGATGAAACTGTTGTGTGGATGCTTAATATGGAAGCCAATTTGGTGTGGTGAAAACCGAATTTTTTTAACCAAATTTAACTTTAATTCAATAGTGAAAAAGTGGCCAGAATTATTATAGCCCAATAGATCGGGAGTACCGTGTGCAGCACTATTTTCCACACGGGTAAAGGAAATTTTACAATTATTCTTGATATTAAACTCCCTAATTTCATGCCAAAATTTAGTCTCTCCCTTAATCATTTTTCAGGTTAAGTTTGGAGTATTCAAGTTAATCAATTTTGTCTATGACCTGGCCCATATTCCACTTGGATTTATAGACTGTGATCACCAATCGATGAGTCTCTCTGACGCCAAACAATTTGTTTTCCATTAATTTAACGTCTTTGACATCAAACATTTCACCGTTCGGCATACAGATCTGGACTCGAGCCTCTTGAACTGTAGGGGACTTTAAAAATTTGTCTAGGACTTTCCTTAATAGCTTTCCTGTTACCATCACTTGAACATATACCAAAAATAAATTATATTGCAAGTATGGGAGTTCCAAAAAGACTTACTGAAAAACAAATTAAGTTTGCTAATTTAATCGTAACAGAAGAAGGTAAAAAGACTGATTCTGAATGCGCTATTGCTGCAGGTTATAAACCTGACAATGCCTATGTCAGTGCAAGCAGACTTCAAAACCCTGCATTGTATCCTTTGGTGGCCCAATACATTGGTAGACTCCGAGCCGAAAAATTAAAAAAATATGACATCACTTATGAAAAACATTTGGCTGAACTAGGTAGAATTAGAGATGGTGCTTTTGAAAACAAAGCCTGGAGTGCAGCAGGTAATATGGAAATTGCTAGAGGTAAAGCTGCCGGATTCCAAAATAATAATCACCTTCATCTACATAAGGACCTAAACAACGTTGAGGAATCAGAGTTAGATAAAATGTTAGCTAAAGCGCTGCAAGACTTTAAACCAATTATAAATTCAGATGCATCTGATGCAGAAGTGATTGAAGAAACTAAAGACTAATTTTTTCCATTTTAGTTACAATAGATTTAGGAAATACATTACGATCAGAAAAGACTGCGGATTCAGTATCATAAGAAGCAAAAGTCCAAACATGTTTATTATCTTTTTCAAAAATATAAGCTTGAGTCATCATCTTTGCAGGTTTTAAATCTTTTACATCAGCAGCTTCTGCATGTCCCGAATCTCCACACGGATCAATCCATTCAATAGAATAAAAATAATATTTCTTTTTTCCGATTACTGCATGTTTATATTTTGACTTTTTTCTTTTCATACCTCTATATATCACCTATAGGTTTTTTCTCTAGGCACATTTTTTTCAAAAACATTTTTCTTATGCGCGCGTACGGGTTTGCTAAAAGCGTTGATATAGGCCAATTATTATAAATTGTAACAGCTGTAACACCATTGTAACAGCGTTTTGTTACAAAAATATCGTCTAAAAGTGTTGGTATTAGCGAATAATAGCACATTGAAGGCCATTGTAACCATTGTAACACCATTTTGGAAATTGAAAAACAAAAAAACTTTTCTGGCAAAAAAAGTCTATAGGGGCTTTTACCCTAGCCCAGAGGGAAAGTGTTGCATTTATGCCACACTACTGTTGTATTTTAGCCACACTCCATACAATATCCAGGTAAACTGGCACTTTCATTTTTATATAAATGATTATTGCATTTTTTGGCTTTACAAAATACAGTTCCTTTTAAATCTATTTCTGGTTTCTTACCAAATATTTCATTAAAATTTTTTCTGTATGTTTCGTTTGATGGTCTTGTAATACCGTCAAACGTTCTACCTTTTTCTTTTTTCATGGTACTCCTTTGCTTTTTCATCGTCTTCAAATGCCATACAAGTATCACATCTTTCAATATGTGGCTCATGGTAAGGATCTTTTGGGTCAGATAAACCCGTGCTTATGACGTCTTCAAAATACCCTTTGCCATCACAATCCTGACAATAATTATCTGCGGGATTTTCAACTGCACATCTTTCGATATCAATTAATTTATCGTCAGCTGCTAACTTACCCATCTCTGACCATTCATTGTTGTAGTTATATCTTAAGGCATGCACTTTACTTGCAGCCTCTACATCATTTTTAGCTTTTACTGTAATCATATAAGATTGAGTAAAATTTCTTGTTGCCGTGTAACTATATTTTTTCATATTCATTCCTTTCATATAATATCCTATATAACATTACATCCCGGCTCTGTCAACTAATTCTTCCCATTCTTTTTTTTGCTTGTAATATTGTGCTACTTTCTTCCACCATTCGTTCGCATAATGTCTAAATTCTTCACCTTCTACGCGAAATTCCTGGAAATATAAATCTTTGCTGCACATTAGAATGATTCCAAACTGGATATTAGTTTGATATATTTGATTGTGAGCAATTGCATATCCTGCTAGCTGCAAGAAATAATCTTCAATCCATTCTTTTCTTTTTGGTTTATTGGTTTGTTTAAAATCTAATATGGCTTGTTTGCCCTCGTAGATTCCGACTCCATCACTGGCCCCTGCGTACATCTCCGGATAAAATAAAACACATTCCGTTGCCCACAATTCTTCTAGCTTATCTGTTAATCCCCGGTCCACGATTTGTCTTGCCATCTTCGTAGCTAATTGTCCTTCCGGAGTTAGATCCACTATAGGTCTGTTCAACATATATCCTTCAAGAATCGAGTGCATTAAAGTTCCTCTCGCTGCTGCATTGTCCGTGATCCTTGTGGCTTCGGCCTCTCCCACTCTAGCTTTCCACGCCTCCAATGAAGCTTTCTTCTCTTCACTCTCGCAGGCTTTTAATATAGAAGTAACACTTGGCAGCTTCTCCTCTCCTACCAAGTAATGTCTTTTACCATCAATTATTTTCCGAGTTGATGTCGGATAATAAAATTTTTTATTTAGTTTTATCATAGTTTACCTTTATCATTTGTCTCATTACGGTTGTCCAAGGGTTTAGGTCGTAGTCTTTTACGCACCCGGACAAACTTATTAATATAACAATCAGCACAATAATATTTTTTATTTTCAACAACAACTGCATCTTTTTTACATTCACATTTAATCACTTACAAATTCTCTACCTACCCTTAAATAATTTTTCCAATCATCCGGATTACTATCTCTTTTTTTATCATTACAAGCAACGCAACAAAATATAATATTATCAGTGGTATACGTTAATCTTGGATCATATCGATCAATACTAAAGTTAGTTGTTATTTGACCTTTACGTCCTTGATATCCCTTACCTCTAGTTCCACGTCTAGCTTTAAATGTAAAGGGCTGCTCACAATATCTACAAATTCTACCATTTGTTTCTGGAAATTTTTCTTTCATATTAATAATATGATTCATATATAATCTCCAAAATTCTTTTTTATCTATGTTAGGAATGTGGCCACCATACTTTGTATAACTAGGTTTAAATTTAGAAGAGATAGTTCGTGTCACATATCCTCGTTCCGAGTTCATGTATTCAAAATCCTTTTGTATTCGTCTTTCGTCGTTAGGATCTTTGTAGCCCATTAAATCTTTTTTTCTAAACAGATTTTATTTTTACCTTGTTCCAAAATATCAAAATCATAATACTTCAACATATCTCTGATAAGCTGCATATTATATTTAGGATAATCGTCAAAGATATAACGAGTCTTGGGTGCTGCACGATTAGCAAACCAAATAGCTTCAGTGATTACATCTCGAGTCATGTGTGGACCATCAAAATGTACTAACGCAAACCTGGAATCCTGGTGAGCCCTGTCGGCCATAAATTTAATATCAGTATCATTATACAAAGTAAACTTACCTTGATTACGATAAGGTTTAAAATCATGTAGCATTGTATCACGCATTTGATCTGTATAATCACAAGTATATTTACCTGTGTCATCATAATGTTGATATTCTAAATTGGCATAGGGATCTATACCAATATGAATGTAATTATTAATTACATTATCCATAATTATTTTAGATCCCATACCTTCACGAACCCCTATTTCAACGGATGCAAAACCATCACAATCGAAATTCTTGGTCCATTTTTCTAGTAGATTGTAGTCTGTGCTATCTCCTTTAATCATGTAACCTCTGCAATGCTTCTTTGTAGGCATCCATTATTTTTCTATGAGACTCGAAATACTTTTCAATATCATGATAGGCCCATTCTTTTTTATCTACAATAACCTCTAAAGATTTACTTGCTGCACTCGATGCATGTTCAATTATATTATAAACAAAGTCTTGTCTTACTTTATCCATCGTTGGAGGTATAGATTCAGCACTCGTTCCTAAATTTAAACCCATACTAGCTAAAACTTCTTTTACTTCATTCATAGATTTACGACCAAAGTTAGGTGTTCGTAGTAACTCACCTGGAGTTTTTTGTATTAAGTCTCCAATTGTTTTCATTTGGGGTTCATATTTTAAAAATGCAGAGTGTACTCTTACACTTAATTCAAGATCACTTATTGGTCTTTCTAATAGTTCTCTATTCATTAGTTTCCTTTCACATAAAGTTGAGATCGAAGAGAACGTATCTCTTCAATTAGTTTTTCATTATATTGGTGTAACTTCTCATTTCTAAACTCAAGAATTTCTATTCGTTTAGTGAGATCTGCAGGGCCCCGGTCATCAACCGGAGCCCCTTTCTTTTTTAATAACTCTAACTGTTCTGTTAGTTTATTATATTCAATTATGTCTGCTTCACTCATCATCTATGGTATTTCATCAACTCATTAAACTTTTTGAGTTCATGCTCCGATATGTTTTGCAAACCATTTGATTGGTTATAGATTTCCCGAGCCTGTAAAAGTTTGGCAGTATTTTGTCTGTCAAAATTCATAGACTTGTTACGATCTATAACCTCAAAATGTTCCTCTTTAAGTTCCGGCATTACGACGCCTTTTGACCTTTAACTTCATCTGTAAGCAGCAAAGGTTTTGCCGGCTCTTTGATGTAATCAAATGCATCATCAATGTTAATAAGAACTTGAAACTTTTTATTGTCTGCCGGTTCTTCTAACATCTCTGCACCTACTTTATATTTAAGTGCATCTTCCAGTGAGTTAGCTTCTTTCACTATGCTCACTACATCTTGCGCTCCCTTGTATGAGAACGTTACTCTTTTGACTAATGTATATTTCATACTTTCCTCCTGTATTGGTTAGTCTTTTATTTTGCCATTTAAACGTTTGGCTTCTTTGTTTACTAGAATAGTTACTACCTGGGCCCTTGATACATCGGGATCGTCAGGTACTAACACTTTTCTAATTTTATCAATTTTTGCATACGTCTCTTTTTTAATTGAGATGTTTTTGTATTTGCTAAAATCAGTCATCTGTTATATCCTTTCATTTTAATATTAGGATATCCTATAAAATATTCAAATTAATGTCAAGGACTCTATGAAATTTATTTTAACTATTTATATATGCTCGGTAATGGGTAATAATTGCCTGCATATACCCACAGAAATGCACGCTTATCAGACTGTCCATGATTCATTTGATAGTTGTATTAAGGATGGATTAGGGGAGTCTTTTGAAATATTCTTTAATGGGAAGTTATTAAAAATAGATCAAATAAATAAGACTCGAATGTATCCTAAATTTGTATGTGAACCTTTCACTCCAGAAGAGGCTGAACCTATTTAGCCCGTCTTCCTTGTCGATTGTATTTTTTAAAGCTGCGCTTCTCGCTTTTGTTTTTTGATTTCTTGTGAACTCGAATTCTTTTTTTAGGTTTTGGTCTTGGTACGAAATGTATAAATTTTTGACGAGCCATTATTTACTTTGTTCTTTTATCCATTGTTTATCACTTTCATTCAATCTTAAGTATCTTATACTACCATTGATATGCTGTCTAGTATCTGCACCACAATTAGTGCATCTATAATATTCAGTAACAATCGCAACTAAAATAGCTTCTTCATTACACTCTTCACAAATACCTGTCACAGTATCAATTTTATGAAAAATTTTAAATTTATTAGACAAGATCTTTGGCCTTTCCTATTATAGGTTTGTATTTAGTTTTACCTTCTGATCTGTACGCATGTAAAAAACTAGCTCTTGGTGTTCCTTCTACCCAGCTGCAGTGGATCCAACCCGAGTTGGGTTCGCCAGGAGTGTAGAACTCGAGGATCAATTGATCTGGTGAAAGATTATTTTTAATCCAATCAAAAAGTTCAGCGTTGTCTACGCCAATACATTCGAAGTCTGCGGCCTCGGCTTTGGCATGCTGGCTGTTCCGACTCGATCCAATGGCAAGGCATAGTTCTTCGCTACGGAAACCGCTCGTCACCTTAACTCTGCCGAAATGGTCCCGAACGGGTTGCAAAATATTTTCACACAAAGCTTTTAATTTTTCTATTTGTTCTGCATTAGGATTATTATTAATGCCTTTACGGATTGCTGTGTCCGATTTGATAAGTTCTGATAAAGTAAAGTTACGCGATAGATTCATAATTTTTATCCTTCCTATTATATATTTTTTTAGATTTAAGTATACGTTGTTTATACTTTCTATCTCTCAATAGTTTAGCCATATGATTACCTTTATTCGAGGATGAGTTTTTTGATACTTTTGCTACCATCAATATTTGACTCTAATTCTGCCATAGATTTTATGCACTGGTACTGAATATTATTATTTTTATTTGATCTCATTGCAACCCTCTTCCCTTTCAAGCAGTCAGACATAGTTTCCTGTATTCTATGTTCTTTGATTTCTCCATTGACAATCATAAGAAGGGCTATAATCAACTCCATTAGTGTGCTCCGTTTTCTCTAACTTTATCTTTTAACGCTTCGATATCAGCTAATGCTTTATCTAATTGTTCTCTTAAAAATTCTATGTTAACTTTGTTAGTCATATTCATCTCTTGAGTTTGTTCCATTTTTTCTACGGTCTTGTACAAATCCTCGATTAAAAATATTTGTTCCTGGTCCACGGGTACTTGTTCGGATTTTTTTAACAAATCATTTTGAAACAACTCACGTGATGTCTCTAACGATACCAACCTGGCAGTAAGCTCCGTATATGCGAACACGCCGGCTGCGACGAGCAAAATCAGAGAGGCAACCGTCTTCATCGGCATCTGTACAGCAGCTGATTCAGATATGTTTAAAGGTTTATTACTCATTTAGGTATATACCCCGGCTGTAAAAAAAGAGCTATCAATACAAAAGCTATGATTAAAGCACCTGTAAAATAATAGTTCATCCTTTGATACTCCATAATTATCTAGTCCAAAAAATTAATTTTTTTAAAAATTTTTTTATTTTTTTAATCATACTATCCTCCACTTTTTTTTCTGGTACACATGTAGGACAGGGTAATCCTCTTAATCGAATACCACAGATTCCACAAATGTTAGTGGGTTGTACATATTTTATACTCATGTTTTTTTCTCCTCAATTTCGTAAAAGAAATTATCGGTATCTTCTGTTTTCCATTTACCAGTATCTTCTACGTTCCATTCATTCGTTTGCACTTTCCAGTCAGGGATATTATCTTTCACAGTGAAAGAGGGTAAATCCCATATACATCTATTGTTAGGTTGTGCTGCAAAATTGCCATCTTCTAAAGCAATTATGTGAGCGCACTTATGTTCGTGCGGTATTTCCGAATGATCGGTGTCAAGTATATTACTATCTGGGTGGGCCCAGTCAATAGTAAATAAATAATGACCATGGTGCCATTTCTTGTCTTTTCCTATGTATTTACCGGAAGCTGCGCTTAAAATAGACCAACTAGTAACAGTAGGATAATAACTAAAAGAATTCCAAAGTTCCAGTTCATCAAGTCTCTTATGTGGAACAGATGTGGGTTCATAACCACGTTGAATAAAAGCCGTAATTGGGAGACGATAAAAGATTGCACCATTTTCCATAAGCGCATGCCATAAGATAGCACGACCTCCCATAGAGGTAATACCAAAGATAATACAGTCTTCAACTTCTCCATGATGTTTTTTAAGATCATATAAATACTCCCTTCTAATTTTTGCGTAAATTGGCGGTATGTTCGCATTTAAATAAGCCATAATCAACCATTAATATCTCCCCAAGTATCTGCTAATTCACAGTCCACTTTGTTGGGGACTTCCAAAGTAACTGCATCCTGCATGATCTCCACAATTTGTTTCGCTTGCTCTTGATCTTTTACAGAAATACAAAGTTCATCATGAATTTGTACGTGCGCTATAATACCATTTTTATATAAATCTAACATAGCTTTTTTAGTCATGTCTGCCGCAGATCCTTGAATTAATTTATTTAAAGCTTTGTAAGTATAAGCTCTTCTAATTCCTGGTCCGTGTTCCTGTAATGCTTCTTCATGAGGCAATGCTTTATGCATACCAAATTGATTAGGCTCCCACAAATGAAACCTACACAATCGTCCCAAGAGAGTTCGAATTTGACCACGCTCTTGGGCACGATTGGAAGCACTATTCATTAACTGCTTAACGAAGGGAACTTTAGCGTGGTATTGATCGAACAATTCTATTGCTTTATCTTTTGATACACCTAGTTCCGCCTGGAGTTTTGCTTTACCCATACCATAAAATAATCCTAGGTTAATTACTTTGGCTTGTGATCTTGGAATCTTTGCCATGTCTGCTACGACCTGGTGAAAGTCTGTTGAAGTGTCATTTTCATAATTATCAATTACATCATTAACAGATGGAAATTTATGTAAAGCTGCATAATGCACTACCAGCCTAGGCTCTTGTTGAGAATAGTCAAAACTACCCCATCTATGGCCCTTCTCGGGTATAAAAATAGACCTAATCATAGGTCCAAGATCCTTATTTCTAGCTGGAAGCTGCTGTAAATTAGGATTAGAATAGCTAAATCTACCAGTCACAGTCCCACCATTATCCGATCTTATTTGATTTATGTCGGCATGAATCCTGCCTTTATGTTCATGTTTAATTATGGTATCTATAAAAGTAGTATGAGCCTTATTAACTTCTCTAGCTTGAGCAATCATTCTAACTACAGGATGTTCATGATTAGAAATAAAATTTTTTGTAAAGGATGGAGCCTGTGATTTTGCAGTTCTTTCATAAGGTAAACCAAGTTTATCAAAAACTTTGGCAACACTTCTTGCTGCCATTAATTGAACATCTACTCCTGTTTCTATTTTTATTTGTTGGAGTAAGTTATCTTCTTGTACTGTTAACGCTTGCTTCAATTTATGAGCTCTTTCAACGTCCACTCTCACCCCAAGAAATCTCATGTCTACCAGACAAGGAAATAGATCTGTCTCGAGTTCAAAAATAGACTCAACGTCTTGATGTAATAATTCTTTTTTAAATATTTGCCAAAGTTCTAAAGTAAGTTCAGCATCTTTTTCTGCGTAAGATCCAACATACATTGCTGGCAGTTGCCACATATCTGCTTTGGGATCTAATCCTCTGGACTTTGCTTCTTCATTTAATGCAGATTCATTTTTACCGTGACCTAAATAATCCCAAGCTAAACTATTTAAATCAAATCGAAATCTATTTTCGTCAATCAAAGAGGCTGCAATCATGGTATCAACTATTTGTCCATTAATACCAAGACCCATAGACCTAATCCAACATACATCGTACATTGCATTGTGAAATATTTTTATAGCGTCACTATCTAATACATCTTGGAACCAATTTAATGTTCTCTTACGATCCATGTTTGGCCCTGATCCGTGAGCAATTGGAAAATAAAATTTTCTACCTGGTACAGCAACCGCAATACCTACAACTTCTCCGTTCCCAATAATAGATCCAGATCCTTTTGATTTTAAATCAGGATCTCTTGTTTCTAAATCGATCGCGATCTCATCATACTTTCTTAAATCAGGATATTCTTCTGGTTCATTCCATTCTGTCTGTGCTTCAAATAAAGGTACTTTCATTTTTTAGGCTCGTATAAATATTTTTTTTCTATAACTTTATTTAATCTGTGTTTATTACTAAATGCATACAAAGCTGCATTATAGTTGTCAGGAAAAATTTCCCAGGCAAGTTCTTCAAAACCTGTATATATTTCTAAATAAAATTTATTTTTAGCTACTGTAATTATTTTTTTAATAGTTGCTTTTTGTCCCATTATTTTTTCTTTTTCATATCGTTTATTTTTAGCATTTCTAATTGACAGTAATGTACAATTTTTTTAAGATCTTCAATTCCTCCTTTTCTCTGGTACCTGCAAACGTACTTCACAACGTTCCCCTGAAAAAATGAAAGATCATTTTTAGAAATAAACTCATAAGGTTGAATGGGAAACTTGGTATAGTGATTCCCGCCTACCTGGGTGTATTGTGGAAATGATTCTTTAAATATATCTTCTGATGTCATAGTTGATATCCCTTTCGTTCGATTTTTGCTCTCATTAAATATAAGTTTCTTTTTGCTCTCGTGCAACCTACATACCATACTCTATGCTCTTCGTCACGCTTTATTATACTTTTAATTGTAGCTTCTCTTATTTTTTTAGCATTATCTAATACTAAAATTACGTTCTCACATTCACCACCTTTGGCAGCGTGAATAGTAGATACTTTGATTCGGGCCTCATCACTTAATTTTTCTTTATTTGACAACATTAGTCTTATGTAGATTTTATCATCAGCTGGTGCATTGTCAAAACATTCAAACCATTTTAAATCTTTTTTAAGTTCTCTGTTTCCCATGTATTCTTTTATGTCTTCTAGAGCAGTGTCAGAAATTACTTCTCCATTTAACCATTTGCTATGATTAATAATTGCTTTGTAAAGTTTTGTATTATAACTTTTTTGATGTTTATTTTCGTAGTATAATCCTTTCACTTTTAATAGATCACATACTTCTTTTGATCGAGATATTGTTCTGGTTAAGATTAACCAATTGTCCTGGTAAAGATCCACATTCTCCAAGCTATTGATTTTACTACATAATCCTTCTTCATTTCTAGGTAGATAATTTTTAGTTGCCCGGAGTCCTTCGATTCTTCCAGTTATAATTTCAGAAATATCTTGTACGGCTTTTGGAATCCTTCTTGATTTAGATAATACTTTTTCTTTTGCAGGTTCTTGTATAAATCTATGTACATCTGCACCTGCCCAACCATAGATAGCCTGGTCATCATCTCCAGCAAGATATATATTTTTTGTTTTTGATTTTAATATGTCATAAAGTTTCCATTGTATTGGTGAAAGATCTTGAGCTTCATCAATAAAAACTACATCAAATTCTGGAATTTTATTTGGTTGCCGTACGATATCGTGAATCATATCCGTAAAGTCAACTAAATTATTTATGTCAGGATGTTTGTAATGATTATAATTTGCTTCAATATGTTTTAACAAATCAGGATCTACATCTGTTGAATGTTCTGCAGTACAATATTCATCCCATACCGGAATATCTTTTTCTTTAGCTTTTAAAATAATTTGAAAGTATTCGTTATCGCAGGTTAAGTAAGGTGAAGCATCCATATCTTTTTTTGCATTGACCCGTATACTTAATTCTTTTCCCAGATCATTGTAATGATAATCCTGCATTACATTTTCTTCTCGAAGTCCTAAACTATGAAAGGCCAAAGAATGAAGTGTTTGAAAATATCGAAGTTGTTTCTTTTTATATTGAGGATTTTTTTGAAGCATTCTATTTCTAGCTTCGTGAGCTGCCTTTCTAGTAAATGCAAAGTAACCTATTTTATTAACAGGAGTGCCTATTCTAATATAGGCCATAGCTCTTCTTATTAATTTTTCTGTTTTCCCCGTGCCAGGAGGTCCATATATCTTTGTAATTTTTGTCATTAAAGAATATCTTTTTTACTCTTCATAGGTATGATCTCTACTTCGTTCTCTTCTTTTTGAAAGTAGGTCATAGAAATTTTTACGCATCTTACCGGGTTGTTAGATTTTTTTTCTGTATTCTTTTTAGGATATCTTTTAGGATGTCGAAGTTCGGCCTCAAAAAAATCCATTAACATTTGTCCAGTTCGATCAATCTTTGCTTTCCATTCTTTATTTTTTAAAAAATTATAAAAAGGATCAAACACAAAATAAGCAAAGCCATCAGCATCAATTAAGGTACTACCACTTCTGAATGCTGCATCACTTACTGCTGGAACGCCGTGTATATAATCTTCTAAATGTTTATGTAATACTTCTTTTGGTGATGTTCCAGGAGGAGCTTTTTCTGTTTTCATTCCCTGCCATAGAGTATCTAAAATATTTTGCATATCATCACCTTTAATTCGTGGTGGTGGAATAGGGGTATGTGCTCCAATTAAACGTCTTAATTTTTCTTGGTCCATGATGTAATTAATATCTCTAGCGATTATTTGTTGTGTGGTTTCGCCTTCTATTTTATCATTGTAATGTACCGTAAATCTAAATTCAGGATCTGGTGAATAATCTATTTTAATTAATGCAGATAATGTTGGAAATTTTTTAACTTTATCAGAGGCCACACCAAATTTTCTTTTAAGACATTCTGATTTAACACACATACTATTAATAGGTTCTTCTGAACAAGTATGACCAGCAGTTTCTTTTTTGTATGCTTTTATTTTTTGTTTTACTTTTTCATCTCCCCAAATGTTATCGTAAACAATATAGTTCCTGGCACCTTCTAAAAGTTTTTCTTCCCAATTATCTGGATATTTCTTTTTAGCAAAGACCATATAATTATAAATAAACCTGTCTCTATAATCATCGAGTTTATTTTTAGAGAGTCTTTGTAGACATACAGGGCCATCTATAAATTCATCTGCACCACCCGTAAGTTCTAATCTAATTAATTCATTAGCAAATTCTTCTAGCTCTTCTTTTGTTTTTGTGTTAGCCTCGACGACTTTTATAAATTGGTCAAAGGTAAACTCCGTACCATCTAAATTAACACCTACTCTTTCATTACGATTATAATAAGGTAAATTAATAAAGTTACCGTTGATAGGTTTTTGATCTGAACCTACACCTAGTTGTGTTTGTTTCGGAAATATTTCTGTTGATGCTTTTAAATCAAAAGTAAATAAAAGTTTATCTAAAAAATTTCTTACAAAACTTGCTTTGACTGGTTCTTTAAAGAACACATAAATATGTAGCCCACCACTTTTAGATTTAACGGGTACTACAGGAATATTTTTCTTGTCAATAATTTCTAAATATTTTCTTAAATCAAAGTTGTCATATTCGTCAGAGTCAATATCAATTGCTCCAAACTTTGCGAGTCCTTCATCATTACATGGTTGAATCCCAATAGATTTTTTACCAGATAAATGATCTAAATAATCAGACTCAATTAATGGTTTAGCTGCCCAACCATATTTTAATTTTAACTTTCCTGTGGCAGGATCTTTGTATGCAGAGTTTATATCTGCATAACCATAGTCTCTTTTAAGACCTGTAAATATTTCTATAAATTTATTTTCCATCTTTCCTTTTTAGTAGGGGTGACTCTACTCTCGCTTTGCCACCCCTGTTGCAACCATTCCCGGAGGGGAATTTTACATAATGTGAGCGGATCCACCATCAGACTTGGCTATATCTTCCTCACCATGTTTTACTTGAACATCTCCTTTAGAAATGCTTTCAGAAAAACTTCTAGCTTGTTGATATAATGCAGCGTCTTCAATTGGACCTGTTTTGCTCACTTCCCAACCAAACCATGTACCTTTGTCGTTAGACTGTTGTACAGTTTTTAATTGATAAAGATGGCTAAAAGATGCTGGTGTAAACATACCGTTCTTACCTTGCATCTTTATACTTTGCATCATGCTATTCCATTTTCTACTAATTTTTAATTGAGTAGATTTCATAGCAATCAATGCAGTAGTTGGTGATTGACTATTGACTATAACAAAATGTTGAGCAGTTTTTTCGATATAGTTACCATTTGGTAGTCTATCTTTAAAATCTGCACCTCTAGTTGTTTTAGTCATGATGTCACTAGATGAAGGATAGATATTTACTGGCGCACCAGATCCATCTGTTCCTCTATCTTTCCACTCGACGTATTCAAGTTTGTAGTAACATGGAATCACTTGGACTCCTTTTTCACCATCGAAGAGCTCACCTGTTACTGAATTGTAAATCATTCCAGGTTCTGCACCTTCAACATACTTGCCGTCTCTCTTGTTTACTTCAGGAGATAACTGACCAAGTATTTTAAGAAACGGTAATGCAAGATCATCTTGTCCTACCGTTCCAGTTTGTACATTTGCATCTGCTTCAAACACAACGTTTGTAGACAGAGCATTGTTTTTCTTCGTTATTGGTTCTTTGCTCATTTTTCTATTTCCTCGTTATTTTGGTTCTGTTTCCTGCGAACACGTTAAATAGATCCGTGGGCATCTCTTTCCCAGACTCAAGACGCTCACGAACCAATGCTTTAAGTGTCATTGGCTCAACCTTTAACTTCTGGGTCGGTTGATACCCTTGACCTTGTGCAAGGACTGCATATTCTGCAGCCTTGTTATCTTCGTTACGACCAAAGGAAACGGTGATCTCATTTTTAATAAGATCCCCCAAGTCATTCTTACGAAGCCAGTTAAATGCTTCATCCTGTTTTGCTTTTGGAATTGAAGCACCATAGACGGGTTTGACTTCTACGCCAGCCCCATCTGCTAAACTAAATTTTGATATATTCATTTCTGTCATCATGGTAGGTATAACCTCTCCAGATAAAACGTCTATATCATTTTTAATTTTTTTTAATTCTTCTTCTTTTGCTGCAAGATTATCTTCCAAAGTTCTTAATTTAATTACCTGGGTAGATAGTTCTTTAATGTCATTCGTATTAGCACTTGCTAACGAATCAACTTTATCTTTTTCTAGATTTATACTCATGTCTTTTTACCTTTCGTAGTAGTTAATGATGTTGTTAATATAATGTCATAATATCCTATGTCAAGTTTATTCTTCAATCTTTCCTTGTTCATATAAATTTATTTCTATAGGATAATAAGTTTTTTCTTGTCTATCCCATTTTAGTAAATTAAATTTACCACCGGTTTTATCTGCCACAATTGAACATGCAACCCCAATAATAGCAGGATCGCCTGTAAGTAGTAAATAATCTTTTTCTGTGTAGTTATCTAATAGTTTTCGCAATTTAAAAATTAATGGCCCTGGAGACAATATAATTTGTGAATGTTCAGGTAATAAAGTTTTTAATGTACCAAACTTTTGAGCCCCCATAATATTAAATTTAGGCGCACCTATTTTAGTTCCAGGTAATTCTTGTATTATATAAACTGTGTTCATAACTTTCCTATTGACATTTGATACAGATCAATGATAGGTTTGTCAATAGAAAGAAGAAATATTATGAACTATAAATTTAAAACAAAGCCTTATGAGCATCAATTAAAAGCTCTTAAGAAGTCACATAACAAAGAACTATTTGCATATTTTATGGAAATGGGTACGGGTAAATCTAAAGTCTTAATAGATAATGTATCTATGCTTTACGATAAAGGTAAGATTAATGGATTTTTATTAGTAGCACCTAAAGGTGTATATAAAAATTGGTTTGATTCAGAGATACCTACGCATATGGTGGACCACATTGAAAAGAAAATGGTGCTGTGGCAAGCAAACATCACTAAATCACAGCAACAAAAATTAGATACTTTATTTGAACCTGGTGAAGACTTACATATTTTAATAATGAATGTAGATGCATTCAGCACAAGTAAAGGTGTAGAGTTTGCAGCTAAATTTTTACGTTGTCATCGAACTATGATGGCTATTGATGAGTCTACTACAATTAAAAATCCTGATGCTAAAAGATCTAAACATATATGTTCCTTGGGCCAGTATGCTACCTACAAAAGAATTCTTACAGGATCACCTGTTACTAAATCCCCATTAGATTTATATAAACAATGTGAATTTTTAGGAGAAGGTCTATTAGATTTTACATCTTATTATGCATTTAGAACTAGATACGCTATCCTTAAAACTATGAACTTTGGTTCCCATAGTGCTAAAGTTCCTGTTGGTTATAAAAATTTACAGGAATTATCTGATAAGATTGCTTTGTTTTCTGACAGAGTATTAAAAGAAGATTGTTTAGATTTACCTGATTATACTTATCAAAAAAGAATTATACAATTAAGTAAAGAACAACAAAAACTTTACGATCAAATGAAAAATGTAGCGCTTGCACAAATGGATGGTAAACTAATGACTACATCTACTGCATTGGTTCAATTAATGAGACTCCAACAAATTACTTGTGGTCATTTTAAAGCTGATGATGGTACACTTAAAATTATTAAAAATGAAAGAGTCACTGCATTAATGGATATTCTTGAAGAAGTGGAGGGTAAGGCTATTATCTGGGCTCATTGGAGACATGATATAGACTCCATAGTTAAAGCAATTGAAAAAGTATATCCGGGTTCCGTGATGACTTATTATGGTTCTACGTCTACTGAAGACAGAGCCAAAGCAATTAAAGCTATACAAGATCCTAATTCTAAAGTTAGGTTTTTAGTTGGTACACCACAAACAGGTGGGTATGGTATTACACTTACAGAAGCTAATGTAATGATTTATTATTCTAATGGTTATGATTTAGAAAAACGTACACAATCAGAAGCTAGAATAAATCGTATTGGTCAAAAAAGAAAAATGACTTACATAGATATTATAGCTGAAAAAACTGTAGACGAACGTATAGTAAAAGCTTTACGTAAAAAAATAAATATAGCTTCGGAAGTCATGGGAGAAGAATTAAAAGCATGGATTTAATTATTTTAAATGATGGAATATATCACTTAATTCCAGTTACAAAAAAATTATTAGAAGGAATTGCATTAACTACGGACGTAGATTGTTTTGATCTGTGTGATATCATTAGATTAAAATTAACAGGGTATGTTGACACTTTAAATCTTCACATTATGAAGGATGGTAGTGGAAGTTTAATTGGATGTATGTGTCGTTAATTTGTCATATCCATTAGTAAAGTTAAAAGTACGGCTCCCATACCACCAACTATCCAATACTCTAGTCTTTTAATACGTTCTTTCATTTCTTTTATTTGTTCAAACGTTTGCTTTTGCATTATTCTGCAAAGCTTTTCATGGGATTCAATTTTTTGTAATGCTGATTTTCTAGTCATTGTTACTCCCTAAATGCAGCGTGTTGTCCTGTGGACATGCCACTTCCTAATTGTGCTCCGCCTGCATTGTTTCCTACAGGGCTTTCATTAAAACTTTGATTGTCATTATCTCCTCCTTGATAGTCTGCACCCATATCTATAATGCCTCCAGAATCAAAAGGATCTTGTTTTTTTTGAATTTGTGTTTTAACATCGTCATAGCTTAATCCATAATTATCCATATAAAATTGATTTGCTAAATCTTGATCTAAACTTCTTAATCCCGCTAAAGCGTGTGATCGATAAGAGCTAGTTCCTGGTTGCATGTAATTATCCATCATACTTACAACATTATATCCATACTTATCTTGTCTGCCGTGTGGACCATATCCTCCATACATATCTAAAAGATTCTGATCATAAGGTTTAGGACCAAATTTAGTCATTATAAAATTCATTCCAGGTATTCCAGTGGCCATTCCCATTATACCCGCCATTATAGGTACTCCATATTTATTCAACATAGATCCAATTGGTTGAGTTACAGACTGTAGTCCAGCATAAAAAGGATCAATGTCTTGCGTATTAGTTTGACTTTGATTGTATGTATCTGATCCAAGATCCGTGTCTTGTGATACAGTATTAATGTTAGCATCATAAACCTGCTCTCCAATCGTTCTACCTGGAGCTATTCCTTTTAGTTCTGCTGCTAGTTTAAGTTCTTTTAAAGTTGTCATAGTTTATCCAAAAGGAAATAGTTTATCAAATTTTTGATCAGTTGGTAGTAAATTATATTTGGTTCCTAAATTAGTGGTATTAACAGAAGCCATGTTTACTGATGCATTTTTGTTTGGATCAACTGGTAGTACCGCTGGCACATTATTGACTGGAACTAAATTAGCACCTCTAGGTGGTAAGGTTCTTGCTTCTTTAACACCAAAAGTTAAAGCTGCATCAATATATGCTTCGAAACTTTCTAAACTATCATTAAGATCATAGTTTCTTACATCTTTTCTTAAATCATCCCATGCATCTTCAGCTACATCTAAACCTAGTTCAAATTTTAATGCCGCATCTAGATTTTGGTCCTCTAATCTTTCAAGTAAAGATTTAACTCTAGCATCACTTGGGGTAGGAACTTTAAATCTACCAGCAAATAAATTTTGTACTTCTGTTTTGTTTTTTAAACGATCATTTAAAACTTTTCTTAAATCACTTCTACTTACACCTAAATCTTCGGCAGCTTGAATAATATTCATTAAATTTTTTTGAGATTTAAATGAGTCCATTACCCAAACTTTGTAAGCATTAATTTTTTCTTCTGGTGTAGACCTTGCGCTATAAGCAATACTTGCAAACTTGGAACCTATGTTTCTTTTATCTCTTCCAAATGATGTAATAATAAATGGCATACTTTGCATAGGTTTAATTTCCTGGACCCTTACACCAGCCATCAGTGCTACTAATTCGTCTCTTAAATTTCTTTCACTACCATAGTCGGTAAATCTACCACTAGCACCATCCCATATTTTAACTGCAGAAGTAAATGCTCCAGGGTTAAGGCCACCTATGATATGTTCTAAACTTTTAGATAGCTTTACACCTAGTGGATCTGTTTCTCTATAAATAACTTTACCTGTTCCTGTTTTTCCACCTCTTAAACTAACATCCGTGATTCTTTCAACACCAATAGACTCGGATATAAATGGTGAAAAGAATTCTACTAAAGCTCCAGGATTATCGGGAGTACCAATTAAAGAATTAAACACAATTGTATTTACGCTGTCTTGATTTACTTCTCCTCTACCAAAAGCATTTACAACCGCATTGATTGGTCTGACTAATGAATCGTATGGATTAGAATATGAAAAATTAAAATACTTAAAGTTACCATCGGCATCAGGCGATGACACTGGTATTAATGTTGCGTTTTTTTCATACACAGGAACAAACGCTCTAGCCTTTTGCATCATCTCATCAGTTACCCCAGTGATGGCTTGAGCTGTGCCACCAATAACTGTACCTATACCACCAAACGTTGCTGAAGCTCCGATTAATCTACGAGCTCCCATTTGTCTAATGTATGGGTTGGTGCTAGTTAATTCTCTTGCACCAATTGTAATTAGATTAGATCCTGTTCTTAATATCTCTGCAGGAAACGCTATGAAATTTCCTAAAGGTAAGTCTCTAATACTTTGAATTATTTTAGGGACCTTACTGTAAGTCGGAATAGTATTAGTTACAAGATACGCAGACACTTCTTTAAGAGCTTCGTCTGCCGTTTTCTTTGCACCTGTAATAGAACTTATTTCAATAAAATCTTCTTTAGCTACAGTTCTGTACCAGTCTTTTACTTCATCTAATACTTTAGCAGGAGTAGCTTTAGGATCTCCGAACGCTTGTTTAAGAGCAGATTGATAGAATCTGTCAGAGTATATCTTCCAAACGTTATCACCTCCTTGATAAACATCAACAAACTTTTTAACTGTTGGATTTTTCATAAAGTCATCAATACTTATTATTCCTTTAACTCCTTTTTGAGCGAGACGTTTCATTTCATTAACTGCAATACTTTGATCAATGATTCCTCGTGTTACACTATCATCTATAAAATCATCAAATATTTTTTCGTCTACTTTTCCACTTTTAAATATATCTTCAAACGTATCTCTAAATGCTTGAGATACTGAACTACGACTACCTATTAATCCACTAGCTAAAGGAAAGAAAGAAGCGGTAGTTACGTTTCTTACTTGTGTCATTGGTGAAAAAATAGTTTTAGTTATCTGACCACCAGCTTTAAATTTCATTATGTTAGAATAAAAAACATTATCAAATAAATTATCAAAATTACTTTTTACTCCTTGTATTGCATTGGCAATTTCAGGAAGTGTATAATAAGTATCAAACTTTGCTGCTTCTCCCTCTTTAGGTTTTCTCATTTTTTCATTCCTAAAAAATTTAGAGTCTAAAGCAAAGTCGTCAATAGAATTAATACCAGCGTCAGGTCGAGCTGTAATTTTTCTTAAACGTGTAGGGTCAATTCCTCTTCTTATTACATCTTGATATGCAGCGTCATCAGTTAAAATGTTTTTAAATACTATACCATTTTTTAACCATTCAGACTCTACAAGATCAAAGTATTGTCTTTGATAAACTTGTTTATTATTCCATATAATCGTATCTAATACCGGACTATAATCTTTTATTTCTACTTTTTGTCCTTTAGGTGTAGATAAAAATTTTCTAATTTCATCAGAAAGATCATCTACTTTTTTAATATCTTTACCTGTAAACCTAGCAATAGATCCAAAATATTTATTAGTATTAGCTCCAGCATTTATTACTGCACTCTTTAAACCATTCATTCTGGCTGTTACTTCATCATCTAATAATTTATTAAACGCAGTTTCTTTTTCGTTAAGTTTTTTACCTTTGGCTAATTTATCTTTTAGTGTTCTAGCTTCTTTATAAGAAATATTTTTAGGCCGCATGTTTTGATTTAAAAGAATATTATTTTTTATTTCTTTTCTTGCACCTAACGCTGCTGTGCCTTTTACATCAAACTCAAAATTTTTATTATTAAATGATGCAAGTCTTTGTTTAAAAAAATTATCTGCATCCTTCATTTTTAAACTAGCTAAATCTTTAAAAGATTTAATTGGAGAATTAGCAAATAAATTACCTACCATTTGATTAGACTCTTTTAACATTTGTTTTATTTCTTTAGCTTCTTTTCTTATTGCAGGATCTACTAACTTTAACATTTCATCTGCTTGCTTTTTACCTGGAGCCATAATATAGTCTGTAATTTTATTACGTTCTCTTTGAAGATCGTCCATAATATTTCTATAAGTTATAACCTTTTTATCTTTTGTAACTGTGCTGATATCTCCAAATTTTGTTAATTGTTTACCGAAAGCAGTAATATCAGGAACTCTATCAAATATATTACCTTTCATTTTAGTAACAATGTCATAAAGTTTTTCATTCATGTATTCATCTTTACGATTAAATTTTTTAGTAATAGCTTCTAATTTAGCAGTTACTTTATCACCTTCGTTTTTTAAACCTTTAGACATTAAACCAGCAGAACCAAAGTATTCTTTGAGTTTACTTAATTTACCTGCAACCGTTTGACCAAACGTACCGCCTTTAGTATTATAAAAAGCCCACATAGATGGATCAGGTATATCTAATTTTTCATATAATTTACTTTTAAACTTATCTTTTTTTGTGCCAAGTTTAGTTACACCTTTAGTAATAAAGCTACCTTCTTTACCTTTACCAGCTATTCCAACTGTTAATGGATTAAGAACTTTATTATCTAATTGTCTTAATACTGCACCTGCTGCAGGATCAATTACTTTATTATATACAGGTCCTAAAAGTTTTTTACCTACCGCACCTGCAACTGGTAACATTGCAATAGCACCACCAATGGTGCCACCTTCAGCTCCAAACTTTAATTTTTGTTTCATTTTTGCTACAGCTAATTCTTTACCTGTAGCTGATGCAAGATCCGGTGTTTCTGTTATGCCAAGCATGTCTGATAAAACAACGTTCTTGGTTGGTACACTAACTGCAATATCAGTGGCTCCACCTAGAGCTCCCCAATAACCAGCTCTTCTTGCAATCTCTGTGCCTTTAGCTCCAATAGTTGGTAGACTAGAAAGTTTAGTAGTTTGTCCTGCTTTTCGTAAAAGAGGAATAGCTCTACCTATTTTAGATGCAATACCTAGTGGTACACCAAATTGAGTTATAGTTTGAACAATTTGTCCAAGACCTGTTTTAGCTTCGATATTTAAAATAGGAGCTGCTTCAAAAAAAGCATCTATCTTTCCTGTAAGATCTTTGTCAGTTAACATATCAAAAGGTAATACACCTAATGTAACTAAACCTTGTAATGCATCACTAATACCACCGATAGGTGCTCTAAATACATCAAGTGCATAATCACCAATAGTAGTTTCTGCTTCTGGTGCTACAACATCCTGTTCTTGTTGGAATGATGCAATTTTAGCAAGTTCTTGCCAATCCATAGAACCTCCTATGCTAATACCGCTGGCGGTAATATTAGATTAACTCCGTATTTTGTATTAAAATTACTGACATCAGTTTGTGAATTGATGTAATAAAAGTCTTGTAATGCTTCTTTGCTGTTAGCTAATAGCTGTACAACGTCATCTGTTATTTCTTTTGGTAATCTACTTCTTAATGTAGCAAAGTCCATAACAGGTACTTCTTTCATCGGCTCTACATTTTCTGCAGCCGCTACTTCTGTTGCTTCAACTTTTCCTGTTGGAGTTTTAACAGTTTCTTGTTCCACAGTTTCAGTTATCTCTCCCATTTCAGGAGTTCCCAGAGCTCTATTTACTCTACCACCTTTTGCTAAATTTAAATCATTTAAACCAGGAATAGTAATTCCTGCTATGTTAGCGTACTCTGCATATTCTTTTATAATCTGTTTAGCTTCCGCTACTTTCTTTTGAGAAGCAGCATCTGTTTTATTTCCATATCTTTGTATATTTCTTAAAGCATCTTTGTAAGCTATATTGTTAGCGGTTAACATAGCCGTAGCAAATTCTACATTAATGTCTTTACCACTTCCCGCACCTTTAATTACCATTTCCCAAGCTTCTAATTCTAATTGATTTTTAGATTTTTTATTATTGGGATTTGCTATTTGTTGATTTACATAATTTTTAACTATTTTTTCTGTGTTAGTTAATTTACCGTCGGCTAGTTCTTTTGCTTTGTAGTTTTTGTATGCAGTAAGTATTAAAGCCTTATCTTCTTTTCGTTCTTCTTTTTTCAATTTAGCTGCTGCGTCTGCACCGACTTCTAGCTTATCTGCAATTGTTCCAGGTGTTTTAATAGCTTTAGCAAGTATTAAAGCTTTCTCACCTTTGCTTGTGCCAGTGTCTTTTAATAAGTCTTTAAGAATATCTACTTCACCTTCGATTGAATCTTTCATAGATGTCTCACCCACAAGTTCATTAAGATTTATTTTTTTGTCTGGTGGTGGAGGTAGAGAATCATCTTTAAGAGTATAGGCGTCATCACTTCTTAAAGCTCGTAAAGCTTTTATTCTAGCATCTGAAGTGTCTACTAAATTATCGGAGTCCGATGTTATTTTAATTTCTTCATCAACTTTTGGACCATCTTTAGTCATATAAATAGTATCACCCTCGTTTCCTGCGCCTAAATTCATAAACTCAAAACCTGTCTTGTTAGAAAAGAAAGGTGAGTCTGGTTTTAAAAAAGGAGAAACAAAGTCAGGGTTTGTGTATCTCTCTCCTAATATTAAATCTAATATACCATTACTTTGTTTATAAGGACGAGATCTCATTTTTAAAACGTTAGGTTCCCCTCCAGAATAACTTACACCAAAGTTAGGAAAACCCATGTTAGCTTTTACTCTAGGACTCAATTGTCCTATGCCAGTTGATCCGCCTCTTCTAAAAGATGGTCTTTTAAAATACATTAGTTTCCTCCAAAAATACTACCTAAACCATAAGCGTTTAATCCAGCAGATAAAGCTTGTGATAAAGGACTTATTGTTCCAGGACCCCCAAGTGACGTGTTTGTCGTCGTCGTTGGTGATCCACTTGCCTGACTTGCAATTCCTGATCCATAAGCCGCAAGTCTATTCATTGGTTCATTGTACGCTAATTGAGCTCGTTGTTGAGCAGCATCTAAAGCTGCTTGTTGATAAGCCAAGTTTCCTGTTCCGGCTGCACCTAATTGTTGTACACCACTCGCTGCTAACGATGGTTGTAATGAAGCTAAATTTCTTTGTTGATCAAAAGCTTGATTAGCTAATTGATTTGCTTGAGCAAATCCTTGACCTAATAATTGTGCTTGTAAAGCTGCTCTATTTTTTGCTGCATCAGAAGCATATTGAGCTTGAGCTACACCTTCTCTACCACCCCCGAAAGCTCCAGCTTGAATAGCATTAGCTGCTAGCTGTGGTACACCTTTTGCAGTTTGTGTATCAAATTCTGCAAGAGTTGTATCAATAACTTGTTGTTGATACGGAGACATAAATTGTTGGTAAGCTTGTGGGCCAGAATATGCTGCAGCTTGATCCAAGAAAGGTTGATAACCCGCAACTCCTGTTCCTGCTCCCGCACCTATTACAGATCCATCGGGTCCAAAAGTTAGCTGACCTAATCCTGCTTGAGTAGCAGCAGCTTGTTGAGCCGCTTGAGTTAAAACGTTTTGACTTGCAACTTGTGGTCCAAGTTCCGCGAGTGTTGGTACACCTTCCGAACCAGGAGCTCTACCTACTGCTTCAGTTAATAAGTCTATATAATTTTGTTGAGCAGCTTCTAAAAAAGGTGCTCGTCTTGTTGTTTGTGTATAATCTGCCATTATGCTCTACCCACTTTTTCTGCTTGTTTCATTGTGTTGTATAATTTTTTAGATCCTTTTTCAACGTCTCCTCCACCAATACCTCTAACAGCATCAGCAGTCATTACAAATTCATTCTTGGATAACATTGCTGGAACATCATCAGCTCTTTCCTTAACACCTACTGGTACAAAACCACCTTCGTCTCTATAATCTCTTTCTATTACTCCAACACTATTTTGTCTTATTTTTCCTGTTGGTACATCTCCTATACCACCAGTAGATTTAAATACTTTACCAGTTAGTTGAAATATTTCTGCCTCAATATCAGATACATCTGCGTTAGCATCTTTTGCTAATATACTATCTCTTAAAATTAATAATTCAGATACTCTATTAGCTCCGCTTGCATACATTATTCTACCACCATCTGCAAAATTATATTTTTCTTTAAATTTTATAGTCTCCGAAACTTCTTTATCTTCAGGTCGTTGATTCATACCTGCATCGTCAAATCCAAAAACTATATTTTCTAGTTCTCTTCTTTTTTTAGGATCATCTCTACCTACGGAATTAGACATCATTTTTAATTGTGTTTCTTCATCTGTTAAGGGTTTCTCACCACCAAATCTTTGTAAATAATATAGAGGTTGAATAAATCTTGTATCTGTTTTACTTCCTTTTACTAAATCTTTTCCTACATCATAAATACCACCAGCTACATCACTCACCACATCTCTTATTGGTTCTGTTACATCATAACCTAATTTAGCTACATCAGCCACTAGACCAGCAGCTGTGGATGCTGTTACTCCTATCATTTTTACCAGGTCAACAATAGGAGCTCTAAAAGTTAGACCCATTTTAACAATAGTTCCTAAAGGATCGTCTTCGCCTTCTGCTTCCCACATCTCTTTAACTTTTAAAGTCATAAGATTACTACCTTCAGAAAACTTTATTCTACCACCATCTTTTTTCATTCCCATGATAGCAATCTCTTTTAATATTGCTGCATCGTTAGGATACCTATTTGGATTACTTAATATTCTATATAGGTTAGGCATTGTGTAAGATCTGCTTGCTCCACCTTGACCAGCTAGTTTTCTAAATAAATATGATTTTTCAGCGGAGCTAAATGTAATACCTGCCATCAAATCATCCATATCGTCTTCGTCATCTCCTGCTTCAACGTCGATTGACATGATACCTATTTCAGATGATTCTTCGGGACTACCTTTTTTAAATCCTATTCTTCCACCGTTTTTTTTACCTAAAACAGATAAATCTATTGTGTTACCTTCAAGATTTTCAGTATCAAATGAATCTGCAACTATGTTTAATCCATATTTTATTGCATCAGACTTAAGCATTTTTTCTAATTGAATTCCATCTGGACCTGGTAGACTTACCAATACTACTTCTGGTTCTTTTATTATATCAAAATCCTCCATAGTATACGTAAATTTATTTGCATCTGGAGTTCCGTCTTTAAATCCTATTCTACCGCCGTCTTTTTTACCACCAAA